CAAATAATTCATCTTGTCCGTTATGTCGCCTTACAGATGTGAAGCCTCCGCAAAGCTGGCAAGTGTAGTTCAGCAAATCCCAGGGTGTTTTGATTTCTCCGTCTGTCGAATACTGAAATGTTAAAGATTTCACGTTGTCATTAAGCACTAAAGTGTCTTCGGAAAAGTAAAGTCCTGCAAGGCTTGCTAAGTTTGAAAGAATGTCCGGCAAAGTACCACTTCCTTCATCAAGATAGCTGTTTTGAAGCTTTGAAAGAGCATCTGTAGCCGTCAAGATAATTGTGTTGTATTGCCTTTCGACTTCTGCATTATAGAATCTGGGGAACTCAATATACTCCTTTTCTTCGCCGACCTGAAGCCAGTATTTAAGAAAAATTGTAGCACCTTTAAAGGCGTAAGGACTTGGATATTTGTCAATTAAGGCGATTGTCAGAGTTTTTGCCGTTGCTGACCCAAGCGAAAAATTTCCGTCCATAGCCGATGCCCTGACCTCCACAGTGTTATTATAGATGTCTGCACCTGTAAAATTTATGCTTTGACCGTTTGTAAGATAAATTGACCCCTCTACGCCCTCAGAAATGCTACTTTTCTCTAACTCCGCAAGGAAACTTTCAGAAACAGGATACATATTTCACCTCCTTAATATTCAATCAGATTGCAGGATAGGGAACACGGCGAACTATTCTCGGAGTTTTGCCAGTATCGCTTTAGTTCGCCTGTTCGGTCGCCTGCGTACATAGTCAAAGTTACCCATGCTCCGCTTGTAAAATCAAAAATTGTCACGTTTATGCTTTCAGGCGATAGAGCATTGGCAATTGTGGCTATTTCTTCAACTGTTCCACTCCAGGAAATTGAAATTGTATACATACCTGCACGGATTCTTGAACGCTGTAAATAGCCTGTCTGACTACGCTTTGACTTATCGCTGTCAAGGTCTGCACGGGTAATTTGGTATGTATCAGGGGCTTTTACAGCTACGCCGTCAATTTTAATAAAGTCCATGCTGTTACCTCCAACCGTTAGTTATAGCGTTTCTGCGTTGCTGTGCCGTGATTACATATTTGTCCAACAGACTATTACCTATATAAATCGGAATTGTTATATCACCTCCGCCAATTCCGCCGGCTTCACTAAGTGCCTCGTAAAGTGCCTGTTTTATGGTGGATAATGGCGAAACTACTTCGGTTTCTCTTTTGTTATCTCCAAGCATAGCCACAAATTCGCCGTAGTTTGCAGGGACAACCGTGCCTGTAGCCAACTTAGGAATTTTAATTTCCGGGATTTCAGCAATGTCTTTTCCCATTAAACTTCCAATGTCTTTGAACATGGAATTTATAGGAGTAATGATAAAATTTAAAGTGTCTATGACTATATTCAGCAAGCCTTTAACCGCTCCCAATACAATATCAATAAGACCTGTGAACGTTTTACCAAGACCCTTAAACGCCTTTTCCGCATCTCCTGTAAAAACGCCAGTGATGAAATCCAAAACACCCCTGAGGGTATCTATGATACCTCCGATGATATCAATGACTGTCGAAATCGCTGTGCCTATCACATCTACACAGAAATTAACAGTTGGAACAATGGAGGTTTTTAAGCTTTCAAAAAACTTTGAAACAACAGGAGAAATTACATTGTTCCAAAACTCAAGAAGCGACTGAAAAAAGTCAAGAAGCTTTTTACCTATCGGCTTCAAATGCTTTTCCCATATCCAATTTGCTTGTTCAGCTACATTGTCAAATATCGGTTTCAAAGTGTTGTCCCAAATAGCCGTGGCGATATTTTTTATACTGTCGAAAAATCCTAAAACTGCATTTTTGCCGTCTTCCGAGCCTGTCACAAGCAGTGCCATTCCTGCAACTACAGCCCCTATAGCTATCACTATAAGCCCTAAAGGCGAGGTTATCAGTGATAAAATCGCAGGCAATACTGCCAGAACTCCCTTTAAAACCCCTATAATTGAGGTTATTCCTTTGACCGCCGTAATCGCCCCAACAATTCCGCCGACAAAAGCCCCTAATCCTATAACCGTCTTCCCGAAAATGTCAGGGTTAGAACTTATCCATAATGAAAGTTTTTCAAGGCTTTTTGATAAACTTTCAATCGCTCCGACTGCCAAACTTTCTACAGTTTTTGCAAATGGTAAAATTATCGCTTCATAGAGCTTTTTAAATGGCGAAGATACGGCTTTTACGCTTTTAGTCAGCAAGTCAATTGCATTCGCAAGCAGTTCAACAGTTGCAGGGAGCAGTGTTTCTACCGCCCATTCCGAAAGTGGTGAAAAAACTTCTTTAAGTAGCCACAAAAGTCCGTTACCTGCACTTTCTCCGAGGTTTTCGAGGTTTGTCCAAAGAGTTTCAAGTGCTTTATTAAGCGGTTCAAAATTCAAATTGTTGTTGAAGTCTTTAAAAATTTTATCGAGTTGCGGAAGACCTTTTCCTATCGTCCACTTTCCGAGGGGCTTTAAAAAACCGTTGTAAAAGTCTTCTATACCTCTCGAAACGAAATTTCTGAAAGGTTTCAAAGTTTCCCAAAGTTCCTTGAATTTCTGCTTGGCCGTCTTAATTAGTTGTTCAATTTTTCCTCTCAGTTGTTCGATTTTTAAGGCTATTTGGGGGTCGATTTTGTCTTTTACCTCAACTTCTGTGTCTGTAAGTCCGCTGAAATTCAAGCCTGAATCTGAGCCGGAAGCTTCTTTGTCAGTCGTTTCGCTTTCAAGAATATTCAGTTCGTCCATGCTTGCAAGGTTATTTTTCAGTTCCTTGTTTGCATCTGCCGTAGCATCTGCAACATTTTCCTGAGCATCCGCAAGTGCATTTGTGGAACTTACAGCCTTGTCAGTGCCTGCCGTTGCGGTGTTGCTGGCTTTCTTTATGCCGAAAAACAATTCGGAATAAAGAGCCATTTTCGTAAAAAATTCGGTCAGCTTCTGGACAACGGATTTGATAACAGGAATTATTCGCTGAAGTGCGGGGATTATTGTGTTTCCGATTGCTACTTTAAGGTTTGTGAAACTCGCTGAAAGTTTGGCGGTTTGTCCCATAAAGGTGTTTGAAGCCTTTTCGGCATCGCCCATCTGGAACTTTGTTTCTTCGATAATGCCATTTACTTCTGCCTGAATTTTTTCCTGCTTCGTAAGTTCCGTGTAAGACTTGCCAATGCTCTGTGCATATTCTTTCCACATTACAGAAACGTTTTTCGTTACGCCTGCGTTGTCTACAAGAATTGAGTTTTCATTTTTTATACCTTCTGTCGCCGACTGCACCGCATAACCAAGTGTCAAGCTTGCCTGTCTGCCGTAAGTCGCCGAGTTTTTAAGGCTTTCCATGACTTTTTGAATCTGCTCATCAGAATAGCCCCTGCTTGCTAAATTTTTGTAAGCCGTTACGGCATTTTGCAGTGGCACTAAGCCGTCAGAAATGTAATCTTGAATGAACTTGTTCGCCGTTGAATACGAACGCCCCTGCCCCTCGACAATGGATTTTAGACCCGTCATAGCATTTGAAAGCTGTGAAGCGGTCTGAACCGCCTGTTTCCCGAAGTTGACCACTACAGCAGTTGAGAATACAGACCTTACGATATTTTCAAGCCTGCTGAAACTTTTCGCAAGCGAATTTACCGCACTAAGCCCCGTATCTCTGAATTTTGAAATGCCTTTCTGAGAGCGTTCAAGGTTTTCACTTGTCTGCTGTATCGGTTCTGATAGTCTTGGAAGATTTGTGTTTTCCGAAAGCCCCGAAACCGCATTTGAAAGCCTTTCTATCGCTCCTGCACACGCCGTTATATGTTCCGTGTTGAATGCCTGTTGCATAGTATTTGCAAGCGGTTCAAGGGCGGTTTTAAGCTTCTCGGCCTGCGTTGTCACAAGGTTTATATCTATACTCTTGAACGCCTCGGAAAAACCCTGCACAGCCTGCACATTGAAAGCCGTAGTCATCGCCGTTCCCATTCCGTCAAGGGCGGTTCTCATGACTGTAATGCTTCCCGAAAGCTGATTTATTTCACCGACAATGGTGTTAAGTTGTGTAAATCCTTCTCCGCTGAAAGCCGTTGAAAGCTGTGAAGAAAGTGGCGTAAGCATATCTGTAAAGCCTTGTATCTGTGTCTTTAAAGCCGAAAAATCAATGCTCTGTGTGCTTAAATTTCTCAAAGCGTTTGTGAAGTTTTCGATTGAAGCAGTCGGGAAAGCCCTGGTAATCACGTCCGCTAAAGGTGTCAGTATTTCAACAAATTTCTGTATATTCGGCTCGATTTTTGACAAATCAAGTTTTGGTGTCATATTCATGCTAAGCCCTGATGTTGCATAGGCATTTTTAAGCTGTTCATTCGTGGCTTGAACCGCCTGCTTGATAGCGTCCTTTTCGATTTTAGCCTTAATTGTTGGAGTAATTACAAGCTGAAATTCTCTTACAGTATTGCCCATGCTGTTAACTTGCTTTTTTATGTCCTGTAAGCTCTTTTTTACGCCCGAATTGTCAATTTTCGTGTCGAAGATTAAAGTTCCGTCCGCCATGGTTTTCCTCCTTTCTGTCAGATTTCCGGAAGCCCAAGCATTTCCGCAAGCTGATTTATTTCGGATTTTTCTACATCGCTGTAATCTTTTCTCAAATTAATGATGTCTGCGTGTTGTCTGTAAAATTCTTTTTCCCATTTTTCAAGCCGTTTGCCTTTTGAAAGCTTCGAGCGAACAGAAACCACCGCCGAAAAAAGCCCTTCGCCTATGCAATTAAAAAAGCCCATGAACGTCCACCAATGCAGATATTCACAAGCTCTGATTTCTTTTCCTACAACGTTGTTTAATGCTGAAAATATCAATTGTTCATCTTGTTCCCAGTCAATTATTTTCTCGTTTTGCTCCTGCGTTTCAGCCTTTCCGCAATTGATAAACCAAACGCCCTTTTCAATTGCTTTCTGCGTGTCGGGCGGTTTTCTGTCAGTATATAGCAGGTCGAGCATTACGGAAAATTGTTCGTATCTGGTTAAGTTCTTGTCATTGAATGCCTGAAAAATCGCAAGAATGTTGCGGTAATCGCTGTTAATCGGGTAGGCAATCCCGTCAATTTCAAGGCTTTCCGGAAGAACTCCAAGCATCAGTTCAGTCCCTTAGTATACTTTTCGGTTCTGAGTCTGCTTTCTTCGGCAAAATACGGCAGGATTGCATTTATAGCGGTTACAATT